AACTAGATGATTGGGATATTGAAGAGATTAGATTCATAAAGAGTCATGACTATCCAATGTCCTATGCACATAAACAAAAAATAGAAGGAGAAATAAATGAATACATTAATGACACCTATTAAGAAACTTGGTAGACCAAAGGGTGGTAAGAATAAACCTAGAGAAATATTAATCTCTGTTGATCAGCTTATTGATCACTTAGGTAAAGATAGTAAGGTTCTTATTCCAGTACCTTCCAACTGGTACAATCAAATCTTCAAGTGAGATCAATAATATTTGGTTTGTTTGTATCCTTATACATATTTATGATGTGTATGATGCTGCTTGCAATACAAACCTTGACAATGAAATAAAAATAATTACAAATACAAATAGTGAAATGAAAAATCCACCACATAAATTAGCCTTATGGCAATTCCCGGATGGGCCAGCCCAGGGATTAGATGATCAGAAGATTGTGTTGAAACAATCAAGGAGTGGTGACTTTAGGGATTGTTATGTGACCAACCTATTGGATGGTGACTATTACATGATAAAGAATCCTGTTGAGTTACCACCTAGAACTGATGAATCAATATTAAACTTCATCATAGATAACAGACTCAAGTTTGAGTATGGAGATGATGATGTTTATGTATACAGGAGTGACCAATTCATATGTGATCACCCTTACTCTAAAGAAACTAGGAGAGATGATGTCAGAGATGTAGCACAATACATCATGGACATGGATGAGTTATGAGAACAATGAAAATAGTATCTAAAAAAGTAGCAAAGAAAAAGATTAAGAAAAAGATGAAGTAATTTATGAGCCATTTTTATGATTGTAGTGGTAGCCCCAAGCTTACCAGTGCTAGAACCCCAAGCCAAGCTAAGAAAATAAAAGCATACCCAAGTGTTACTACTATATTGGGCATACAAATGGAGGATTACTTACACAACATCTGGATCCCTCAAAAAATTTGTGACTTAGCTAGGCAGCACCCTGAAGCTACATCCAGGCAAATCATGGACATCAAGTATGGGTATCGAACAAGTCCCATTGATGGTATGCCTATTAGATCAAATGAGTTTGGCACAGCTGTGCATGGTAGACTTGAAGATGTATTAAACAATAGGATAACTAATGAAGGGTTAAAAGAAAATGAAACACCCTGGGATGGATGGGTTGAGCCCTTCTTAGATTTTATAGAAGACAATAACATTGAGGTTATTGAGTGTGAAAAGATAGCAGTCTCTGACAAAGAGAGAAGTGCTGGTAGCATTGACTTAGTTGCAATGTGGGATGGTAAGTATCATCTATTTGATTACAAATGCAGAGATACTAAGGGTTCAGGTGGTAAGTTTTATGAGAAGAAAGATTGTTCTCAACTTGCTATTGAATCAATGTGGATCAAGGAAGAATTTGAATTGAATTACTTTCCGGCCATCACTAGTGTGTGCATTTGTACTGAAACACAGAAACATTATCATAAGAACTGGAGCAAGGCACAGTTAAGAAAGGGCATCAAGAGATTTAGATTACTCAGGCAAATTTATTACATGGATTGGATGAATGAATGATTATAAGTAACAACAAAAAATTTGACCCCAAGCTGCATGAGGAAGCTGATGCACCAGCTAAAACTGTGACCAAATACTATGTAGGTAGGCATGGCTATGATGCAGAAGACAATCCAAATATTTATGGTGTTGATCTAATTGTTCCTGGCCTTTGTTACATTGAGGTTGAGAGAAGATTCATGTGGGATAATGATGGTGATTTTCCATATAGATATTTACATATACCACACAGGAAGAGAAAGTTTTTTAACCAAGACATGCCAACCTTGGTGTTCACATGGAATCATGGGCTTACTAGGTTCATAAGATTACATGAAGATGTAATTAAAAACTCAAAAGTAATTGAGAAATCTACTCAAGCAATGCCAGAGGGTGAACATTTTTATGAGGTAGATATTAACTTAGGCCGGATAATAAAATTTACATGAATCAATATGTAATTTACTATAAGAATTTAGAGATGCCACCAGAGCACACATCATGTGTAAGCAAGTGGGCAAACACAGAGAAGGAAGCAATTAAATTTGTGACACACAAGGCATCAAAAGTTGGTGACATTTCTGTTAATAAAAAAGGAGCAAAGTTAAAGGTGATAGGTGTTGAAAGAATCAAATGAAATATATACCAGCAAATAAATTACAGGCTTGGAGAATTTCAAATGAACCTAAAGGATGCCCAATACTAGGTGAAAGTTATAAGGATTTTTGTGTAGACCATGACCATAAAACTGGTATGATCAGAGGAGTAATTTGTAGGGAAGCTAACACTTTAATTGGTAAGATAGAAAACATTTATTATAGTATGTGCAAAGGTAAGAGAGAAGATATAGGTAATGTAATGATTGCTATATCAAATTATCTCATGCATTCAAAGACAGATTTCCTGCATCCTGTTGGTTGTAAACAACTTATGAGTAGGTTTAAAAGATTAAAAAAAGGAGACCAGGAGTTTGCATTAGTGCAGTTAGGATTTAGTATGAATGAAATAAATGCTTGCACTAACTTAAGTCAAAGGGTAGTTCTTTACTCTAAGTTTTTAAAGAAAGAATTTTATGGAAGAAAAAGAAATAAAACAAAACATAAGAGCTAAGTTACACTTTTTACAGGTGAACTTAAAAGCCCCAAAGGGCCAGCTAAATAAGTTCGGCAACTATAGATATAGATCTGCTGAAGACATCCAAGAGTCAGCTAAACCTCTCCTAAAAGAGATAGGTTGTTCTCTTGTTTTAAGTGACACAATCCAAGCAGTTGGAGAAAGGCACTATGTAATGGCACAAGCTACCTTGCTTGATAGCAATGATGAACATGTATCTGTAACTGCTTATGCAAGAGAAGCAGAAGATAAAAAAGGTATGGATGCAGCACAGATAACTGGTTCAGCTAGTTCCTATGCTAGAAAGTATGCATTGAATGGTTTGTTTGCCATTGATGATACTAAGGATCCAGATGCAACCAACACCCATGGTAAGGACAAACCAAAACAAGATTTACTATGACAACAGAAATAAAACTAAACACAGGTAGGGTGTTCCCTGATCCAGACCCAAAGTCTGACAAACATCCAATAGCATCCGGCCCTTGCAACATTGAAGGCAAGGAGTATAGACTAGCAATGTGGAAAGCTGAATCAAAAGATGGTAAGGTTTACTACAATGTAAAGTTCTCTGAAATGCAGGAAAAGAAACCCCAGGAAAAAGAAGTGGTCAATGACAACATCCCCTTCTGATTTACCTAGTAGCATGGAGTCAGAACAAATTGTTCTGGCTTCATGTTTACATTTTTCTGATGGCTCTAAGTTTGATGAGCTATCACAAATTGTCCATGAGCAAGATTTTTTTTATGAAACACATAAGATTTTATTTGCTACAATCAAACAGCTTGCACTTAAAGGTGAAGCTTTAGATGAGATTAGCTTACTTGAAAGGCTAAGAATTAATGGAGATGAAGGAACTGTAGGTGGGCTCACTTATATCTATCAAGTATTAGAGACAAGCACAACAGGTGTAAAAGGTAGGTGGGCTGCTCAACAAGTAAAAGAGAAATCTAAATTAAGAGAACTTATTAGATCATGCAGGCTATCAATTGAATCTGCAGTTAGCCAATCAGTTGATTCAGAAACACTTTGTGCATCACTTGAAACTAGTGTATCTAAGATCAACCTATCCTACAGTGATGACTTTAATATAGTAGATACTATAGAGAGGGTAAAAGAAAATGTTTACTCCAATGATTCCAATGAGTACATACCTACTGGTATAGAAAGCTATGATAAATCCTTGAAGAGAGGAGGCTTTGGGCCAGGACAAATATGTATTGTTGCTGCTAGACCAGGCAGAGGTAAGACAACATTTGCTATGAATGTAGCATTAAGAGCAGCACTTGATGACAAAGCTGTAGGTATTTTTAGTTTGGAAATGGGTGATGATGAACTCATTGAGAAGATATGCTCAACATTATCTGGTGTGCAAGTGCAACAAATCTATGACAAGGTAGCTACCAAAAGTAATTTAGATAAGTTCAATGATGCATTAGAAAAAGTATCTAAACTAGATATACTTATAGATGAAAGGGGAGATACCTTTGAGAAGATTGCATCAAAAGCTAGGTACTGGAAAAGAAAATTTGATATGAAACTTATGGTTGTAGACTACATACAACTAATGAAAGGTGAAGGCATAAGAAGAGATGAGCAAATCTCAGGCATATCTAGGTCACTCAAGTCTTTGGCTAGACAATTAAAGATACCAATTATAGTAGTAGCACAATTAAATAGAGAGTCAGAGAAAGAAGATAGGCAGCCAAGGCTATCAGATCTAGGTGATAGTGCATCACTTGAAAGGGATGCTGACTCTGTAACATTTCTGTACACACTTAAGACAGATGATTTTCATGCTACAAAATTAAGATGGTGCCGGCCCAAACAAAGAGCAGGTCAGAGCTATGCTGATGGAGATTTTGAATTCATCAAACCCTGTTGTAGGATAAGAGACTTTGTTTCAAATACTTTGTAGGTAGTCTGGCTATTAAGATGCTAGTTGGGGTTATTTCATTCCCTATTTCAACCACCTACTAATACTTTACTCTATCAAAAGCAGCACCTATTGTCTCTTGCCTTTGTGATGGAGACATTTCTTGGAATGCTGGATTGGATTCTAAATCCATTTTGATTCTCATATACTTTTGTATATCCTCATTAAACATATTGTTATTTTTTGCATCTAGCCCACCACCTAGCTCAGACATTGCTTCAAAAAATTTGCCAATGTTTTGTTGTGTTTGTTTAGGGTCACCAGGAACAGTTAATGTTTTAATATGTGAAACATATTTTTGTGCTTTCTTTGCAGCACTAAGTCTTTTGAATGAAGACTCTGCAAATGTATCAACACCTATCTTATATTCCTGTACATACTCTAAGAATTTGTCATTCAACTTAGGTCTACCTTCAGTCATCTCTAAAAGTTTTTGATTAAACAACATAACATCTTTCTCTTCAGTCTTAGGATTGTTTTGCAATTTTCTATACTCAGATGTTAAGAATTTAAAATCTCTTTTATTATCATTGGATGCTAAGAAAAACTCTTTTGTATCTGCTTTGCTATTTGCTTGAACATCTAGTATCTCTGATGCTTTAGATATAGGTAGCTCACCAAAGAATCTTCTTAGGCCAGTCAATTTTGTTGCATCTATTGTATCCACTTTACCATAACTAATAGCATTAAATAGATCACTTAAATCTCCTAGAACTTTTGGTGTAGTTTTAGTAAGCAAAGGAAAGTAAGATTCAAAACCAAACTTTAATGTTTCAGGTGTCATTAATGTAGCTTCATCCTCTGATAGTACAGTGTTCACATAGTCAGTAGCTTTAATTAAAAACCTCCCATACATGTTGTCATCAAATCCTACTGGCACCATATCCTTTGCTGTTGCTATTTGTTTTAGTTCTTTGTTTGTGTATGGTACTCCTGACTCTGACCTTGGTGGTGTCCACCTTTTAATCTTTTGTCCAAATTGATTTTCATCTACAAATACACCCATTGTACCCAATGCATTATGCATAACTGTAGGTATGTAACCTCTAGGAACAGGGCTCATGTTACTCCATATTGAATCTAAAGTTCTACCAAACAATAAAGAAGCAGCACCACTTTCCCTATATCTTTCATCAAATAATAACCTAGATGTACCATCAGTTATAAGTTTTGCTGGTACTTGTGAGTAAGGCACAGGTAATTTAATAAATTTTCTTTTTGTTTCACCTTCACCTACAAATGGGTTAGCAAATATAATGTGATTGTTTAGTGTATACTCAGCATATGAATCAGGTAATGAAGCTTTAAATTCTTCTCTCCAGTTTTCACCAATAACATTATCATTCCATTGGTTTTGCATTGTGTTTAATGAGAACCAACCAGTCATCATAGTAGTAGTAGCCTTTCTGTTTTGTGGCTGAGTCAAATCCATTCTTCTAAAGAAATTTTTGGTTGATTGTAAAGCTGGATTAGCAAACATATAAGCTGCACTCAGAAGATTACTCTTACTACCCCTTTGTAGTGGGTCAAATGATGAATCTCTTGCTGCTAATGCTGATTCCTTGGCAGTCATACCAGACTTTCTTGCTGCCCTAAATGTAGCAAACCTAGATGATTGTTCAAATATATCATTGATCATAGATATACCATTAAAAACAGATCTTGCATTTTTGTTAAAGTTACCCCCAACTTTATTGGCATTAAAATTCATTCCTTCTAGTGTGCCCTTTAGATCATTAAGTGATGAAGAGAGTAACCCAGACACATTACCACCACCAGAATCTTGGAATAACAAATACTCAGAATCTATTTTTGTCATTTTTTTATTTGGCATCCGGCCCCTAATGATACCAAATATATCTTCACCCAAAACCTTGGGGTTAAGTAAGCTTGCTGCCTCCCTAGTATTCATCTTAGACATAGCTTGAAAGAATGCTTCACCCCTATCCCTAAATAAATTAGCTAACTGGAAGTCAGGGCTTAACCCTGTAAGCTGTGCACCTTGAAATTTATTTAAACTAGATAATGTAGTAGTCATAAACTCTGCAAAGTTAAACATAGCAGCACCTTTTTCTATGCTCATACCTCTTAGTGTGTCCAATAATAATGGATCTTTTACTTCTATTTGGAAATTTTTTCCAAAATTATTAAATGGTATGCCATTAGATTTATATGGATCTTTTATCTTATTGCCTTTTGAGTCATATAGTTTCACAGTTTTTATCACACCCAATTGACCAGCTTTACTTAGTTGCATAGATCTAGCTAATGCATTCATGGCTACATTCTTTTCACCTTTCATGATCATATCTATGTTTGCATCTCTAACATTATCAAAAACAGATTTTCTTTTACCTGGCTTTAGCTTACTTTTAGTCCTTTGTTGTAATGAAACAGGTGCACTCTTATTAATAGGGTATGATGTTCTCTTAGTATTAGGAATGTCATCCATCTTAATTTCCCTATGTGTAGGCACATAGTTGGGATATTTTTTTCTAAGGTTATTTGCTGCAGCCTTACTTATCATACCTGTTTCAACAGCTTGTTTTAATATCTGGTCAGATACTCCCTTAACTTCAACAGCTACTCTCTGAACATCCTTGAAGTAAGGCTTGGATTCAATGTTTGTTATTATTGATTTTAACCTTTCATCACTAGTCCCTGAAGCAAACTCACCCTTCTTACTTTTTACATTTTTATTTACATCAAGTAAATGTTTTGCATACAACAAGTTAGATACATCCTCCCTGAAATCATCATTGGATACACTATTCTTATATGAAAATTGTTTTGTTGCATCATTAAGTAAATTAACTTCTTTATTTATAATAGATTTTTTTCTTTCTTGTAATGGTCTAACTAACCTAAATGCCTGGTATGGTCTATCATGATCACCTGTGCTAGACAGTACACCATTCTTTCTAAAGTAATCATTACCCCCACCTTCTTTAGATAGTAATCTTATGTATTCATATTGATCACTAAATTGAGTCTTTAAACTCATGATGCCTCTAGATAATTTCTTAGCAAACTCACTATCTTTATTAGTTAAGTTACCATCTAAAATATTTTTTATAATGGTTGGATGTTTGTCACCCCTTCTTATTGCTTCATCAAATTCTCTTACAGTTAAATTCTTTACCTTCTCTGCAGATTTTGAAACTACCTTGCCACCACCTTTAAACAATTCTCCAAGTACACCACTATATAATGCATCCTGGAAGATAGCACCCATCCTAGTTTCATCTTCACCTAGTTGCCGGAAAGATCCATATGTACCACCAATGCCAATGTTGCCACCTATTCTAACTAAGTTTTGGTTACTTAAAGCTTTGTTTGCTATAGTTTCAGTAGCTTGTGCAAATGTATTTACTTGGTTTTCAAAACCTTTGCTTATAATTTTTTGAGTAGTAAGCTTCTGTGCTGTCTTAGTTGTTAAATTCTTACCATATTTAGTGGCATATTTAGCACCCTTTGCCATTGTTCCAAATGGATTATAGGATATAGCTGTGTCTAACAGGGCTCTACCATATGATACTTCTAAACCTAAATGTTCTTGTGCTTTCATACTACCATAAAATGCACCAACACCATTACCAATGAAGCCCAATACTGGTACTGCAATAGGTGCTGCTGGGCCAGTAAGCATACCAAGACCCATGCCTCCAGCTCTACCTGCCATATTGTAACCAGCTTCTATAGCCAAAGCACCTGCAAAATCACCTAGCCCTGGTTGATTAGGCTCTTCATAATTTAAGATAGCATCTATGTTTTGCCTAGCTTTATCATAAGTAGTCATATCCAATTCAAATGGATTAGGTCTAGTTCTATCTTCTACTACCTCTACCTCTATTTCTTTAGGTTCTTCTAAGGGTGTATCTAATAATTTTTTGTACTCAAATCCACCTTGAGTTCTTATTGCATATCCACCCTTGTTGGGTAAATCTTCATAAGGTTTACTTGCATCAAACTTAGGTTTAATCATAACTACTCCCAACCTGAATTAGAACTTTGAGCTTTAATTAATGAGTCTGTAGCATTAGCTTGTATTCTATCTAATTCATTTATATCTGTAATGCCTTGTTCAACCATTATTGAATTAATAAATTGATCCATAGTTTGTTGAACTTTTTCTGGAGACAACTTTACACCTTGAAGTTTTAACTTAATTATTCTTGTTACCTCATTCCAAAAAGTTGGATTAGGTTTACCATTGATGTATGGTGTTTGATTGAACTGATTTAATACTATGTTGTATGCTTGTCCCACAGCATTATTACTACTAGCATCACCTTTGCGAACTATGTCATTAATGCCATTTTTTCTAAGAGTTGCTAATTCAGCACCAGTATATAAAGGCTCTCCATCACTGCCTGTTAATTTACTAAGTGCCTCAATTGTTCTTAAAAACCCATTCACCTGTCCTTCAGTTGTATAATCAATTTGGTCATTAGTAATGTCAATTGTAGTTACAGGTCTCCCATTATTATCTGATACTACATAAGCTTTTAATTCACTTGTTTTATCATCTGGGTTTACATATACAGGTGTTATCTGTGGTTCTACTAAAGGTTTTTTAATCATACCCATGTTATTGTAAACCTCTAGTTGTTGATTTAATGCTGTAAGAAAACCATCTTGTACATTACCCAACTTCCTTGCATCATCTACTGCTTGTGATATTTTGGCTGGATTGATTAAACCATCTGTACCTATTAAATTATCCAACATATCAATAACATTTTCTGTTTGTTGTGCAGCATTGTTTTCTAATTTTAAACCTTTTGTAACTTGTTCAGCTTGTGCCATTTGTGTTTGTGCTAATTCACCTGCACCATACTCAGAAGCAAAGTTGGATAGAGCTAACATACTAGTAAGAGAAGCATTACCCCTTGAAGCTTCTTGTACAGCTTTACCCATATCAGACTTTGGATCTAAGTTCTCAATAGCTGATTTAAATTCTGGGTTAGTAGTTATAGCACCCTGGAATATACCCATGTGCTTGGATAATAACTGCTGATTCTTTTCAAAATTTTGCAAACCTTCCCTAATACTGTCTGCTTGAAATTTAGCACCAGCCATTTTAGCAGCCTCACCTTGAGCTGTGCCTTGAAATAAGGCATCATAGCTAGGTGTTGCTAATTGTTGTGAAGGTGCAGAAGTTAAGTTTGTTAAAGCCATAATAAAATTAATTAAAGAAATCAAATATACTTGTGTTAGGGTCACCTGTTAGTCCACCTGGAGTACCAAAACCACCCAAATTAATACTTGTGTTAGGGTCACCTGTTAGTCCACCAGAAATTTTATTAAGGCTACTATCAATGACTCCAACTTTGTCAGCAAAATTTAAACTACCAAACCCTTGGAAATTATTATTGATGCTTGGTGTTTGAGGATTAATGCCACTGCTTGAGGATGTTTGATAATCCCTTGTCCCTTGTGTAAGGAAGTTCATGTAATCCCTGGTACCTGTTTGTAAATTATTTAAACCCTGCATGGTTGAATCAAATGTTTGTTGATTAGAATAATCTTGTGATCCCATACCTATAAGGTTTGTTAAGTTAGTTGGTGCTTCTATGTTACCACCCACAGAGGATATAGCTGTTGTGCCATATGGACTAGTAGATAGTGAACTCAACAACATACCAAACACATCACCTGTCATGGCTGCTGCTTGTCTATCATACTCTCCTTGCAAGTTTGCAGCCATTGTATCTTTGGCATTTTGCTGTTCTATTCTATTGTTTTCAAAGTTATACAATTGTCCAACTAATTCTGTACCAGCAGCAACATTTGCTCTATTGTCATTCATTCTTGCAGATGTAAGTGACTCACCAGCTGTGCCTAATGTTGCACCTCTAGCTAATCTACCACCATACAAGTTGTCAAACTCACCATACAAACCAAGACCCATAGTTATATCTCTATCTTCTCTATCTAACTCAGCCTCTGTTCTACCCAAGATTTGTTGCATAAGACCATAGTCTGAATCCATCCTACCTCTTGACATCAAACCTGTGTTAATGTTGTCCTTGATTTCTTGTTGTTCTAAATCAGATAGTTTACCTGCATTACTTAGATAATCTAATGACCTCTCCCTTATAGCTGCTTCTTCAGGAGTAAGAGATACATCTAATTGACCAAGTGCTGCAGTCTTAACTGCTTTCTCAATCATTGATTCACCTCTTACATCTTGTAATAAATTAGTTGATGCTTCACCAATAAGTTTTTCTTGTGGTAAAACCTCTGGGTCAAAGTCTAATGCTTCATTCAATCTAGTTTTAGCAAGAAGTTGGAGCATGCTTTGTTGCTCTAATCTTTCTGGATCAAGCCCCTTTATAGCTTCAGCAGCTTCTGAACCATACTTCTTGATAAGTTCAATGTCAGATAATGCTTGGTCTTCCCTTAAGGATTGTGCTATATCTTGTATCTTTTGTGCTGCTTCTCCTTGTATGTCTATGCTACCTCTTTGTTCATCTGTACCAAATAAGGCTATCTCATCTATTGCATTAGACCTAATGGCTGCATCAATTGTAGTTTGATCTAAGTATTTAGCTATTAATCCAAAGCCTTCCGGATCAGACATACCCTTACCCTTGAATGATTCAGCAACTTCTGGCCCCTCAGTTATTCTTAATATTTGATAAAGGTAATCTGTAGGATCTCCTAAATCTACATCACTATATGATGTTGTGCCTGTTACATTTGTTCCCCCTGGCCCTGATACATTTGCTCCTCCAGTGGTTAAATCTGATTCTATTACTTGTCCTGCCATATTTTGTGGGTGGTTTGGGTCTGTTAAATCATCAGGGAAATAAGTTGGTAGGTCTTCTGCATGCAATCTATACACATCATCCCAATCTACAATATTATTATCTGAAAAATTTCTTCTATTATTTATTTGTCTTTGTAATACTTCTGCTAATTCAATTGATGTATCTGGCCCAAATATGTCTCCTAATGCATTTGTTATTCTTCCTAATGGGATACCACCTGCAAAAAATATTCCTACTATATTAAGTAATGTACTACCTACCTTACCCCCAGAAATCCTTTGCAAAGCATATCCTGTGTCTATTATACCATCTTTGATTTTTTGAACTAAGTCATCTTTAGCATCTTTAGAAGAACCATCTGTGTTTACTTCTCCAAATATATCTGGATTAGCTTTTAATAATGCCACTAATTCTTCTTCAGTTTGTGGGAATCCATTGTAATACAACTCTTGTATTTGGTCACTAGCCCACAAGTCTTCATCATTAAAACCACCTGGATCATACACTACATTGCCTTCATAGTTGTATAAACTAGGTAGATTTAATGCATTGTTAGCTATACCACTTAAGCCTTCTTCCTTAAGATTATCAAGGTATGCTCTTTCTTCTTCATCAATCACCCTGTAATCTTCTCCCTCAACACCTAAATACATGGGAGGAGGAGGAGTTAATTCTATTACTTGTTGTTGTAAAATTAAATTTTCATTGTTAAGAGTTTCTAAGCTTTCATTATACTCCTGAGTATTAGCATCAATTTGTGCTTCATATTCATTAGAAATTCTTGTTGCTTCAGTATCCCTTATTCCATTTAACCTAGCTGTTTCACTATTTAAATAATCATCTGATACCTTTTGTGCAGCATCTAAAGCTGTTTGGTAATTTGCATTAGCACTATTTAATTCATCCTCTAACTTTGCATCATATCTATTTTGTGCTTCAGTCTCAGCATTTGTTAAAGCAATTGCATGTTCAGATAAAACAGTTTGCATTTGACTAGTAGATAATGTTTCTGCACTTGCTAATGCTTGTATCCTTTCATTATTCAATCTAGCTGCTTGTGCAGCTAATGCTGCTTCATGAGTTTGATTCAATGTTGTTAATTGATCATTGTGAGCAACAGTTTGTGCATCTATATTACTAGTGTATTCTACTTGTAAATCTAATTTAACCTTATCTATTGCTGCCTTATGTTCATCATTCAATCTTGTTTGCAATAAAAGAAGTTCTTGTGTGAGTGTAGTAGCACTACTTGCTTGTTGTGCAGCTAATTGTGATTGATAACTAGCTTCTGCTTCAGCTTGCTTTGCAGCTAAGTTTGACTCAAACTCTTCTGCTAACTCAGCTTCTCTTGCAGCTAAATTACCAGAGGCTATCAATTGTTCATCAGCCCTAGCACTTGATAATTGGTCTTGTAATTCTTGTTCTGCATCTATTGCAGCTTGATTTAAATCACTTTGTCTTAATTCTTCTAATCTATCTTGTTCATCAGCTAAGTTTTGAGCAGCTTGACTTTCAAGTTCATCTCTTTGTGNTNTTAAATCTTCTGTGTANTGTGCAGACAGCTGACCTTGTGTATTAGAAAGCTGTGTGTTGTAATTATTAAATGCACCATCAAGATCATTTTGATGTTTAATTTTTGCCTCTGCTATTTCATTAATGTATTGTAAATTCTCTGCACTTATTACCCCAACTTGACCCTCTAAGGACTCTATAATTGTTTGCTTAGTATTATTTACTTCTATCTGTGCATTGTATTGTTGCACTTTATTGTTGTAATTAGTTGTAGCTATACTCAAGTCATTGTTAAGTGTAGTAATATTATTTGTATATATAGTTTCATTAGCTGAATATGTATCAATACTACTTTGCAAACCACTCCTTATTGTTTCAAAGCTAGAGTTTAATGTGTCTATCTGGGTTTGATAATCTTTTTGTGTGTTAGCTAATTGTTCTGCAGCTAAGGCTTCAAGCTCTAGCCTTAAGCTTCCTTGAGACAATTCAAGGTTTTCTTGAGCCTCTAAATTTAATATAGCCTTTTGGGAATCCAATGCTGCCTGTTGTGCATTGCCAAGCCTTTCACTTTGTTCAGCAAGTCTAGATAATAAAGTTGCTTCTGATGCAGTTTCAGCTCCAGCCAAAGCTGCAGCTAATGCAGTTTTATGAGCTGCTTCTGCTTGTGCTAATGCATTAGCCTTATCAGCAGCTAATGTAACACCCTGTGCAGTCAATTCATTATTTAAATCTGTATTAAATTTTGTAGTAAGTGCTGCAATCTCTGCTGCTTTTTCTTCTGTAAGTTGTGTTCTTACACTTGTGGTTTCAGCTATAGCTGCATCTCTTTGTGCACTGTACTCAGTTGCATTTAAGTATAAGAATCTCTGCTTACTTTATTGCTTAAACTGTACAACACATATTTTTCAAGCCTATCTTTTTGTTGCTCAGACAATGGGCCAGTGTCTAACACTGCTCTGTAATCAGCAAGATATTTATCCCTTACTGCATTAATTTCAGCACTATTTCTATCCTTTGGATTGATATAGAAGTTAGCTTCTTTTGAAGCTTCCCAACCTAAGTAATTAGTAAAGTAATCCTCAAAACTAAAGTTAGGTACAAAATAACTTGTTATGTCTTCTTGGCCAGCAGTCCTAGCTAATGCCTCTGCTTCTGTTTTTTCTTTTTGAAATGCTTCCTCTGCTGCTTGTTGGTCTACTAAAAATTGTGCACCTTGATCATCATAATCTTTTTGTAAAGCTGCCAAGTTTGCAGCACCTTCTGCTTGAGATGCAGCTAAAGTTGCAGCTGCTGTTTCATTTATTTCAGAAATTTTTGCATCAAGTGCTAACTGTGCCTTATCTTGTTCTGCTTTAATGGCTGCTGCTTTATCAGCATTATATTGTTCTTCTAATTCAGTTTCTCTTGCTGCTAAATTTCCACTTGCTATAAGTTGTTCATCAGCTCTAGCTGCTGCTAACTGTTCCTGTAAGGTTGCTGCAAATTGTGCATCTAACTCTTCCTCTTTAGCTGCAAGATCTTCTGCTGCTTTTTTTTCTGCATTTGCAACTGCTGTTTGGCCAGCAGCTTCTGCATTTGCAACTGCTGTTTGTTGTGCTTGTGTAGCTTTTAATAATGCAGCAGTGTGTTCTAACCTAGCAGCATTTAACTCTAATTGTT